GTGCGGCGGGCGGCCTACGGCCTACGGCGCGAGGCGTGCAGCGCGCGGCCTACGGCCTGCGGCCTACGGCGTGCAGCGGGCGGCCTACGGCCTACGGCCTACGGCGTGCGCCGTGCAGCGGGTGGCCAGCTGGCGACAGTGCACCAGTGACAGACGTAAAAAAGCCCGCATGTAGCGGGCTTCGTTAGTAGCGGAGAATTTCCCCGCCTGTCCGGGCTTGCCATCGGGCAGCGTCTATCCACGTTGTAAGTGGCTCGGATAACGTGCCATCGGGCATCAAAACGCGAAAATATCTCATTTGCAAAGCTCTGCAAAACGAAGATAGGGCGCAGCTGACTTGCGCAGTATTTCGGCTTGCGGGTAGTTGTTGATCCGTACGTACTCCACAGCCTCCCGCAACAAGCCAGCGGCGATGCGTTTATCAGGACAGTCGGCGCAATTGCGAAGCGCCAGAACGTCTTTTTTGATTTTTTCAGAAACGGGATTCATTTTAGTTCCACGCCCTATCTGTGGTTGCAACATCGCCCGCATATGGCACGCCCGCACGAACACTCACACGATTGCCGCCAAACGCCGACACCAGAGCGTTTATGCGACTGCGCGTGGTGGGAGTATTCCACCCGGCCAGCGTCCAGCCGACTCCGTTTTCAAGGCTGACAGCAGCGATGACGTTTTTATGCAAACGAACAACCCAGCCACCCGGAACTCGAAGGGTGTCAGTGTTAGCCGAAACGAAACTCTTGTCGGCCTTAATAGCCGCGACCAGATCAGATTCAATTTTACGCATCACAATTCTCCAAAAAGCCAAACGATAGCCGACAAAAAAGCCAGCACAACAACATATGCGAACACGTCACCGGACGCGATCAAACCTGGCAAGCCAGCGAGAAGAAGGAAGATCATGCCCGCCTCCCTTCTTCGTCAAACTCGTATTCATTCAATTCCATAATTTCGTCTATGCATTCATCTGACTGTCTCCCCTCGGCATCATCGCGCCACGCCTTGAAACCCGCATGCACGGCAACATCAAACGCCTGCAGAGCCGCGCCAGTGCGTTTGAATTCATCGTAAAAAGTCACCCACAGATCGCAATCGGCGCAGAACCCGGTGGGCATCGCGTCACGGTCGATACTGCGCAGTTTCACGCCACGAAAATTCGAATTCTCGGCATCGTGCGTGTAGTCGATACTCGACCACGCGCCGACCGAATAATCTTTCAGCGTCACGCCGAAATGGTCGCAAAACGCCTTTACAGATCCGATGTATTCATCGCGCCATACGTCGCCCTCATCGCAACTGCGCCACCAGTCGCGCGCTTTTTCCTTCGCGTCATCCGACAATTCGGAAAACATATAAACGGTTTTTTCGATGGTACGCATTACAGTGTGTCCTTTCCACTCTCCGAAGCGCGAGCCAGCGCGACGATTAATTGAATATCGCGCGCGGGGTCGAAAACCACTTCGCCCATCCAAACGTCAGACAAGTCGAACAATTCGGACGCGTTACCGAGAGCCGTTAGGTCCGGATCATCGTAATCCTGATTTTCGGCCATGAAACAGTCCATCATGTTCGCGTCAACAGCAGCGTCTAACGCGTCCTGGCAGCACGATGCCCAAATGGCGCAGACAGGACCGAGCCACGTCCCGATAACCCACAAACGAACATTGTGTGGGTTGATGCCCGCATCGGCGTCAATGGCGCGCGGCAGTGTGACATCATTACAAATGATTTTCTCGCCGTCGATCTCGCAAAACGAGGGGTTTTGAGCAAACGGGAAATTCTGGGAGAGTGTGAGGGTGTATTTCATGGTTTACTCCGAAACAGCTGCAGTGAAATTGCGACCAGTAAGGCTGTTGATGTGACCCATCGTGTGGACAATCGCGCAACTCTGAAAAACAATCCCGCCGCCATACTGGCGATTGTGGAACTTACGACCGCCGATATAATGCGCGCGAGCCAGTGCGAGCGCGTATTTTTCCGACACACCGATTCGAGAATCAAGCTCGAAGCGCGTATTGAGGTTCAGAAAGTGAACCACGTAACGCGAATTCCCGTTAACGTCACGATCAACCCGGGTGAACATCAATTCTCCCCCGTCCTGCGTGAATTCGATCTCGTTTGTGTCATGCTCGGCAACCTGGCGCGCGGCGTCACGAATATCGGCCCGCGAGTAGCGAAGATTGAACTGTGCGCGCTCCTTAGCTGCCTGAGCCGACACGATAGGGCGAAGCGCCGCGACGTGCGCGTCACGCAACCCGAAATACTGGCGCGCGATCAGCTGGCGCTCAGGATACGAAGCGGAATCATTGACAACGGAAATGTGGAGGGTTTTCATGGGTTTTCCTTGTTTGGATATTGCAACTATAGCACCAATTCAGGCGCGCGCAAAGACAATATCGGCAAATTTTTCGCGGAAAGCAGTCAGCGCAGCTGCGCGATTCTTAGCCCGAACGTAGATCAGCGTTCCTTCTTCCGACATTCCGACATACAGTCGACCGGCGCCCCAATACGTGCCATCGGGGCCGTAGTCCCCGTCTACCATCTGCAGGCGCTGCACGTACACTTTCCCGCCCTCAAACACGTTACGCGAACCCATCGGCGCGCCACGCGAAGAGTTCACCGGATTGTCACGTAGAAACTTGTTGATATTCATGGCTCAAACCTCGAAAGTGATAAACATTACTTGACACACGCCATACGGGCGCAATTCGATAGTGTCGCCGTAATTCTCCTTCTCACATCGAACGCCAGTCCATCCCGCTTCCCGCTTGGCCCGACGGACAATCGCACGGTCAGACAACCCGGCCGGGGTTTCGACTTCGTAACGCGTAACCCACGAATAATTCGTTTGGCCGCCAAACGTGTCAGTAATTTCGATGTTCATCTTCGTGATAAGCCCATTATTTGACGCAACGAACGGCCAGCGACTCACTGCCCACACACACGATATTCTTACGCGACACTAGACCGCGCTGACCAGACAGGCGCGATGCGCTTTCCACATCGTTGGAGTCCGAATAGACCAGAATGTCAGACTCCGACAGCCAGCTGTACGGCAGCGGTGACGCGTCGCACGAATCCGTGCTATCCGGGCTGCACGACTGCACGACCGGCGCGTAATCGGCGCCGCCGCCACACGCGGTCAGCAGAACGGACAGGGAAAAAATAAGTGCTTTCATTTCGTGTTCCTCGGTTTGGGTGTTGCAACTATAGCATCATTTTCAATACGTGCAAGGGTTTTTCACCCCGTAGTCGACCAGTGAGGAAATGGTCACACCTTCACTCCCATCAACCTCTGCCGAAACACCCATTAACCCCAGTGCGACACTCGCAACCCACACCTTTCGGCGGCCCGCCGCCTGAGCGTAGGACGCGAAGTGCGATTCCGTGCGAATTCCGTGAGGCATGCTTGCCCGATATGGCCCATAAAGCGCCCACGACGTGCGCGAACCTGTGGGCATGGAAACCAGTTTCCGGGCTTCGCGGATGGCCTGAGTCTTTTTCATTTGGATCTCCTTAAGCGCAAAGCATGCGCAAGTTCAACGATGAAATTTTTGCAGCGCAGAACGCCGCATGACGGAAATCGAATCGTGCCAGTGCGTCGACACGCTCGGCGGCAAGCCGGTCGATAAGGGCGAGAGTGCGGGTTGCGGTTGCGTGGCTCACGACAGGTACTCCACAGCAGCAACGCGTGCTGCATCTGAGAAGGAGAAAGCCGGTTCGATTTCGCAAATAAGGTTCGCAAATTCCGCAAAACGCTCAGCTGCGGCGCTGGTCAACATCACGTCAGCACCGATCGACACATAAGGGAAGCGACACGCGAAATCGAAATCCACGTCACGCGGATGGCACATAACAAGCCGGTCGAACAATTGCGGGTTAAACATTTCGGGTTCCTTGTTTAGATGTTGCAACTATAGCACCAAATGAAAAGACGTCAAGCCTTTTCAGGCGCCCGTGAAAACAGCCCTCAGCGCGTGCCTCGGGTATCGTTCCCGAGACACGAAGCGCGAGCCGTCGATTCGATCGCGCGTAATCAATATCCAGACGCCGTTTACGGCGACTCGAAGCACCTCAGGCTTCTCACGCGGGTCGTACCGCCCCCACACGGAAACTGGTGTGCCGGGTTCAAGATGTTTTATTTGGCTGCTCATTTCGGATTCCTCGTTTGGATGCCTCAACTATAGCACCGCAAACGAGACGCGCAAGAGCTATTTCGCGCGCCAGCTGGCGCGGCGCAGGGCGCAGGGCGCAGGCCCTCGACCTGGACGGCGCAGGCCCTCCAGCAGCACGGCGCAGGCCCTCCAGCAGCACGGCGCAGGCCCTCCAGCAGCACGGCGCAGGCCCGCCAGCAGCACGGCGCACGGCGCAGGCCCGCCAGCAGCACGGCGCAGGCCCGCCAGCTGGGCGCCAACCCCTATCCAGAACGCGCATGCATGTGCGCGGGCGCCCGCGACGCGCGCAACGGGCACCAGGCGCGCGACCCGCGCACCAGGCGCATATACGCATCGCCAACCTCGCCCGTTCCTAAGTTTTCCCGCATCGCCGACCTGGCCGGATCGGCACGCATCGCCGACCTGGCCGGGTCTCGCATCGCCGACCTAGCCGGATCGTAAAAAGATTTGACACCCCGACAAACGCGGTGCTACATTACATCCATCGCAACACGAGACACACCAAATGCCCGCACCGCAACGACCTGACTCCCGACTCGGCAAGCTCCGCGCTCTGTTCGTCGGCGACTCCACCACCGAGAGCGTGGAAGTTTCCGACCTAACGCAGATCACACCGGCCAAGAACAAACTGCACCACATCTGGAGCACGCCATGCATCCGGGTGCGCGGCAAATACACCCGGTCAGCTACCGCCACTCTCAACGGCGACAAACTGATCGCCACCATCACCATCACGAGAATCGAATGAAACAGTTCAACGAAGCCCTGTGCGCCTTGGACAAAGCCGAACGCCTGTTGGTCGAAGCCCGTATTGAAATCGGCAAAGCGTGGGCGAAAACCGTGCAGAACAAGCCGTCACTCGATGAAATCATGCAGCAGGTTGATGAACTCACCCGGAAATCGGAAGTCGCAGCCTACACCGACCCCGGCAGTATGATGCACGCCGAAATGCGCGCCGAGCGCACCAAGTCCCGTGAAAAACTCAAGCAAATGGTGATCGACTATGCTGGCAAGCCTTAATTGGAATACGACAACCGTTGACCTGCAAAACGTGCGCAGCTACATCGCCGCACAATCAGGGGACGAAAATGTTGAGCGGTGGAAATTGATGTTCCTCCGAGACCTCAACCACCCCACACCCGATGTAGCGAAACTTGTCATGGTAGGAATTAACGCCATGTTCAGACCCGAAATTGTTTGGCGCAGAAGATACGACATTCCGCAAGTCTGGAATGAAGGCACTCCGCCACTCGATGAACCGATTGTTTTGGGCGTTCGATGATGAAAAAAGTACCTGAAACGGATGGCTGCGAGGGCTGTTTTTATCGAGAGGGATTGGGCTGCAACCACCCAGACCCCAGAACCCCAGAGTGCGATGGCGTGATCTACGTCCACGAAAAGAAACACGCCCACTACTTCAAGGACGTGTCTCACCTCCAGCAGATCGACGTTTATGCCATCCTGAAAATGTTTGACGTAACCGATCCGTGCGTCCAGCATGCCGTGAAGAAACTGCTGGTGGCCGGAGGCCGTGGCGCGAAGGACACCGGCAAGGACATCCAGGAAGCCATCGACACCCTCGAACGCTGGAAGGAGATGCAGGTTGAGTTCAAAGCTCTATGACAAGCGGAAAGACGAGACACACAAACAGGGTGCGTCTTCCGTAGGACTTTTCATCCAGAGAATTTGCTTCTCTTGCAATCGCAAATGCGGCCAGGACGGTGGCCGTACCGACAAACGAACAAGGATGTGGACGTGCCAAAAGTGTCTATTGCCCCGGTGATACGGGAACACCTCGCAGCGTTTGGCGCAACGACATCCGTTGAACTGTGCCGATTGTTTCCCCAAACGCCACCCGATCAGGTGCGTGCCGTGTTGGTTCGCCTCAAGAAACAGGGCGAGGTCCGCATTACGGCCTGGAGCCGTGACGCGCCGTTCGGTGGCCGCATCTACCCCCGCGCCCTGTATGTTCTCGGAAAAGCATCCGACCGCGACGCGAAAAAGCCGCCGCCGGAAACTATGGCTATTTACTGCGCTCGACAGCGCATCAAGAGAGGTCAAAATGTCGCAAGATCAGTATTCGAATGGCGCCCGTAAGTGGAACTCCGGCCCACCGCCTTCCGTGGGTTGGTGGCCGGCAAGCGCATGCCGGGGTGGCGACGTTTTCCGCTGGTGGAACGGCATCTTCTGGAGTTGGCCAGCGTACCGGGATATGTCCGCGTGTGAAGCAAGCAAGCAAGCCCGCAAGGAGGACGAAAACACCCGAATAGAATGGCAGCACCGCCCGGAGTCTTGGTCCGAACGGAGCAAGACGTGAGCGAAGCCGAAATCCTTCGCCGCATCCGAGATTCGTTCAACCGAAACCTCGGCCCGACGTTTCCGACAGGTGGCCGCGAACGATACGCGGCGGAATGCACACCGCTTGCCGGTGAACTCATCATGCGTCACGGCCTACGCCGCACGCGAGAGATAATCGAAGAAAACACAAGGAGCGACAAATGACCTGCAATTGCGTCAACACCGTCAACGAAAACCTCAAGCCCCACAACACTAAACTGGCGCTTGGATTCAGCATGACGCAAGACCGCACCATGTTTACGCGGCTTCTCATTCAGACCGAGAAAGCCGACAAGAACAGCCGCGTCAAGACCATGAGCGTCACTGCGACGTTCTGCCCTTTCTGCGGCGTAAAGTTCAACGGATGTGCGTTAGGCGGATAAACCGCTTGCGTCAAAAATGTTTACGCAGCACAATAGGGCACATATGAAATGCACAGTACGTGATGGGAAGTTTGTTGAGCCTTGTGACGCTTTGAGCAAGGCGTGCGAAGGCACAGTCCAAGGCGCTAAAAAGAAAGGGATTTTCGTGTGGCCGATGAGCAACATCACCACGGGAAAAGAAACACGCACGATATTCGGTGCCGTGACAAGCGAACACCCAAAAGGTTTGATCTTCAACTTTTGCCCGTGGTGCGGAAGTGATCTCACCGAAGCCAATCAGGCGTAACACGCGCCTCAAATGCCAGCGCGGCGCGTACCACTTCCCGCATCGGCGCACAGGAGGAGCGTGTTACCACGGGCCGCGCTCTGATTACTACAACGCAATACGCTGTGGACTCACGAAACCCGAAGCAGAAGCCCTGCTTTGGACTCACCAACTGGAACGACTGCCATGAACTTCTCCCTCTCAGGAACCCCCACCCAAGTCATCGCCCAACTGGACGCGATGGCCCGCCTGCCGGAGTACGCCACGCCGGGTGCTGCTGGCGTCGACCTGCGCGCCGCCGAGGCGGCTATCGTGTGGCCGGGCGAGGTCACGATGGTCGACACCGGCCTACGCTGCACGGTGCCCGAGGGCTACGCCCTGATGCTCTACTCGCGCAGCGGCTTGGCCGCGAAGCACGGCATCCGGCTGGCGAATGGCGTCGGTGTCGTGGATTCGGACTTCACCGGCACGATTAAGGTCGCGCTGATCTGCGACCTCAACACTGAAACGGCCTTCCACATCGCACCCGGCGACCGCATCGCGCAGGCCGTGTTGCAGAAAGTGGAGCGGATCGAATTCACCCTCGGCGAAATGACCCCCTCAATCCGGGGGGAGGGCGGCTTCGGGAGTACCGGAAGTGCTTGAGCTTGCGCTAACGTGCTGCGGCCTGAGCGTCGCGCTCAGTCTGATCTCCGGCCACGGCCTCATCAACGGGCTGCTGGCCGGGGCGATCACCACCCTCGTCCTCGGAAGCACCGCACTGTGAAAACCTGGCAGAAACTACTGGCCGCCTTCTCCCACTGGCCCCACCCGGTCAGCGCCGACCAGGCCGCTGACAAGGCAGGGATCGCCGGGGGCCGCCTTGCCACCCGGCTGGCGACCCTCTGCGTCAAGAACGGCGGGCTGGTGGAAGGGCCGCCAGGCGCCTACCGGCTATCGGAGGCCGGGAGCCGGTATCTCACCGAGATGGACCCGGTGGACGCCCCGGTGAACATCGCGGGAGTGCTGGGAGACCCGGCACCCCACGACATCGTGCAGCAGGCGCTGCGCGTCAGCCCGATCAGCGTGTTCACTCTCGGGCAACAAACTCACCACCAGCCAGCGTGAGCACCCGCTCGCCGCTGCCCAGCAGCAGTTGGCCGTTGGTGAGCGTCCGGCTGGCGTAGGCCCAGACTTCCGCCGCGTTGCCCGCCGCGACATACGCCTTGCCGGGGTCCATCTGGATCGAGCCGCTGCTGGCCGCGATCACCGTGCTGCCGTCCTTGCGCGTCAGGTAGCCGCCGACCATCATCACCGGGGCGGTGTTGGCGTTGACGAGCTTGGCGTCCACGAGCGATTGGTCGATCTGGAAGTTGGCCGTGTCGCTGGCCTGCACGGCGCGGAACATCAGCCGGATACCCAACTCGCTCGTCTGCGACCAGGCGGCCCATGCGTACAGCCGCTGCACGCTCGTCACGCCGTCGGGGTCAGTGACGTTGATCGCCAGGTTCGGGTAGTCCGGCGCGAACTCGGCCATCTCACCACCATCCAAACCGATGGCGTTGTAGGCCACATCGTCAACCTGCGCGTCCAGGAACGTCAAACCGGAACTGGTGAGCACGCCCACCGCCTCAATCGGCATCTTGGCGACCGCGCCCTCCGCGTACCCAGCGCGCAGCCGGATCGTGCGGTCGGCAGCCCACACCAGCGGCAGGCTGAAGCCATCAGCGGTCATCTGCGCGTTGTGGATTTCGGTGCCGGTGCCCACGTCCAGCAGTTGCACGCGGGTCTGTGCGATGAGGTTCGGCGCGGAGATGGTGACGTGCAGGCCGGTGGCGTCGGTGTACGGGCCGTTGATCGTGCCGGTGACGGCGTAGGTCGTCGCAAACGTGTCGCCCGTGGCCGACGTGATGTGCACGGCGCGACCCTGGTTGGCGGTCTGCGCCAGGTCGGCGATAGCGGCCTCGAAGACTTCACGCGGCGTGAGCGTGCTGGCGATCGTGATCGTCTGCGCTACATGGTCGACGACGACCGGCAGCGCGAGGGCCGCAGCTTCGGTGAGCGTGATGCGCGGATCCGAGACGCGGTAGGGGTTGGTGTCCCACACGTAGCCGTAGTGCCGCACAGAATCAACCCACGGCGAGTCCGGCACGCCGTCAAACCAGCAGTAAGCGCCCGTGGAGTTTGCGGCGCTCTGGCCGGTGTAGGTCAGCGTGAACTCGCCGGGGTAGGAGTTGGGGTTGGTGGCCGTGATGGAGTAGTCCTGCCAGGCGTCAGCTGCTGTGGGGCCGATGGCGACGACGGGCGTGATACCCAGCCCGGTCAGCGTCACCAAAGGCGGCGTCGCTGCGCCGTACGTCGCGCTGACGCGCATGGAGCCGCGCACGGTGATCGTTTGGCCTGCGGCGACTTTCACCGGGATGGAGTACGTCATCGGGTTGGCGGCATACCAGCAGTCAAACCGCACCGACGACGTGCCGCGCAAGCGCACGGAGTTATCCCGATACTGCTGGCCGCCGTAGGTATACCGCTCTTGCACAACCGGGCTGTTGTCGCGGTTATAAATAACGAGTTGAGAACTGGACGAAATACCAGAAAGGTTTGAGGCAGTACGGGATACGCTCGTCTGTGGCGGGAAACTGCACGAGTCGAGCGTGAAATCGTAGTAGATATTGCTGCTGAACACAAAAGAATCGGCTTGTGAAGCGACCCCGTTCACCGAGCCAAAATCAAGCCCGCGAGCAACAAAGCCCGCCGCTGCTGCAAGCGATGTAACGACCCCTAAGACGCGACCGCCACCAAGGAATGACCCGCCCGTAAACTCCGTTGAGACTGTAATGTTTGAGCTGTTGAATCCACTCCAGAATGACGCCGTAGCAGCACTTACAGCGAGGCAGAGAATGTCTGTCACCGATGCGGCGTTTACTGTCGGCCCGACCGGGCCAGTTGGCGTGCCGCACATCCCGATGATGGGTCGTGTGATTTTCGCGCCGCCTATCAATCCTAAGCCGCGTGAAAGGCTCCCCGCCCCCGCCATATGAACGGTTATGTCGGACATTTCACACCCCAAAGACGCGCCAATGGCCGCTGCCGTGGTGGCGACAGTCAGCACGTTTGTTCCGCCAACAGACAATACGTTGTGAACAGAAAGTCCTTTCGCGTTGCAGCGCCCCGGCGGCGCAGAGAAGGCTAGACCCGACTGCGCGTTAACCGACGACGTGTTGTAGCCGGCGTTAACAAATTCCACATTGCCACACTCAACAAAATTAAGCGCGGCTCCGAGAGAAACAGTGGTCGGCACGACAGGTTTTACTGCCACGTTACGAGACAGATTTGCGATGTACCGCCCCATAGCGGAGTCTTCAGCAAGCCCTGCTCCCACGGTTATGCTATTAACGGAAACCGCCGTGACGGCGCGGGTCTGCCCGCCAGAAGCGGGGGATGCTGAATCCGACGCAGGCCCGAAAAAAACAATATCTCCGACAGCCCATCCGGCGGTTGGCCCAATAGGGAAAACAGAACCACCGGCGATTACCGTGTCAGCGGTCTGTGTGTATTTTGTTTTTTCTGCGCCCCATGCAGAAAATCGGTTCCCTGTTGCAGATCCAACAACTGCGGCGTATTTTCCATTCGCAAGCACCGCGCTGTCGTTAGGTCTGAAAACACTCGTGATATTGGGTGGAATCGGGTCAGCTTCGCTCCCTTGATCCCATTTTCCAGCAGCACCCCACACCCACAGACCGCGCAACGTGAGTTGCGTGCTTACCGTGCGCGAGAACGCCAGCGTGCCGTTGATGTTGAGCGCCGTAGTGGTGTCGTCGCCCCACGAATACGTGCCGTCCACCGTGACGACATGCCCAGCAGCAATCGTCACTTTGTCGCCGAGGACCGGCACAACGCCACCCACCCACGTTGACGTGGCAGAGGCAAGACCCGTTTGGGCGGAGGTGATGGATGCCATAGGTCAGCGGTACACGGTTGGGAGTTGCTTGCGCTGCTGCTCGGCCAGGTACGCCTGCTCGCAGTGCCCGGCTTGCCAGAAAAACAGCGCGTCGATCAGCCGGCGCGCGGCGCTCCAGCCCGGCGAGATGCCGTCGAGGCGCCAGGCGCGGGCGCTCAGGGTTTCGTCGGCCATGCCGCCCAGCAGGGTGTTCAGCAGCTGGTCGAACGCGATGAGGAATTGCATCAGGCCAGCACGATGACCATGCCGCGCTCGAAGTCCACCGCCGTGGCGCCCACGGCCTTCCCGATGCGCTGGACGACGTGGCCACTTGTGCTGGGTGCCGTGTGCGTGCCGACACCCGGCGTGGCGCTCAGGTACACATCAGAGCCGCCCGTCTGACCGCTGACTTGGCCGTTGTTGCCTTCCTTGTAGACGGTGGCCGTGCCGCCGTTGGTCACGGCGGCCAACACGAAGCCGTCAGCCGCCTTGGCGTTGCCGCCGCTGGCGTCGGCGTTGCGCACGCTGGCCGTGCCGGCGTTGGAGTAGATGTTGACCCACGCACCAGCGGCCAGCGCCTCAGTGGCCGGCAGCGCCACGGTGTCAGCGCCGATGCCGACTGGCATCATGGTGGCGTCAATGCGCCCGGTGTCGTCCAGCGACACGAGATCCCCGGCATTGCCGACGCCGGCAGACGTTTGCACGCCAAAAACTTCGGTCAGCAGACCGTTGACGAGGCGAAGGAATTTCTTGGCAGCCATTTAGAGGACTCCGATCGGGGGTTGAATGTTGAGGTGAAGACGCTGGCCGATACCTCGACCCACGATTTGCAGGATGCCGGATGCGGGCGCCGTTTGCGACAGCACACCCTCATCCAGCGCGAAAACAGGACCATCGACCCACGACCAGCCCTCGTAAGACACGCTGCCCTCGCGGAAGACGCGCACAGGGGCGCCCACGACAGCCGCGTCCAGCACGACCCCCGCCAGCGCCCACGGCAGGCCCGTGGTGTGCCGCAGCGCGCCGTCGGCGTCGAACTCGACGGCCCGGTGGCCGTTGATCGGCGAGCCGGCTACCGCCATGCGGTAGCCGGAGGTGGTTTCAAGGAACGGGCCGAACTCCAAGGACAGCCGGCCAGCCGGCACCACGGCCACCGACAGGCTGGCCTCGGCAGCGAGCGTCGCGGCCAGCGCCAGCGCGGCAGGCCCCGTCTCGCCCAGCAGGGAGAGGTCAGGGTCCAGGTGGGCGACGAACTTCATCGGGTCAGTCGGAACAGCACGTTGCCGCCGCTGATGACCGCGCCAGCGGGTGACGTGAGCCGCAGCACCATCGCGTACTCCCCGGTGGGCCAGGCGGCGGTGTCGGTGCTGGCGCGCGTCACGGCCACCACCCCGGTGCCGGGATCGCTGAAGGATGCGAGCAACGGCAGGGATGCGCCGGCTGCGCCCTGGCGCACCAGCGTCGCGGCCACGCCCCAGCCGGTGAAGTCGTAGGGGATCTCAACGCCACCCGGTGAGACCGACTTGATCGGGCCGAGGTAGCCGAAGGTGTCACCGACGCGGAAGATGTTCATGAGGCGATTGTAGAGCAGCCCCGCCACACAGACGCATGGCGGGGCTGGCGACACTCGAATCAGTTGACGCGAGTATTGCTGTTGGTATTGACCGGGTTTGCCGTCAGAGTTCCAGCGCCGATATTCACTGCCTGATTCGTGGCTCGAATGTTCTGCATTTCGCCCAGCATCGCAGACAACAGATTCCCCATTTGCTGTTGTTGCTGTTGTTGAGCCACGTTTTGCGTGATCGTGATGCCGTTCTCACGAATACGCCCCTCGCTGCGCAGTTCCACAAGCGCAGCGTTGGCCTCGCTCAACTGGCGATTGAGCGTCGCCTCGTACTGCTGCACGATGAGCGCGCGGGTCTTCTCGCCATCGGCGTTGATCGCCTGCATGGTCTGGTTCGTGCCCTGCATCGTCAGCACTGCCGAAGCGTTCACCGCGTCGCGGACGCCCAGCAGGCCGTTGGTGACGGTCCCGGTCAGCGCCGAGGCCACGCTTGACAGTTGGCTCGACAGCTGCGCGGTCTGCGCCGTCTGCGAAGCCTCCATCTGCGCGGTGCCCACGGCCACCGATTGCTTGAGGTCGCCGATGCCGGCCATCAGGCTCATGTTGGCCTGCGACTGCGCCGACACAGCGCCACCGGCACCATCACCGCCCAGCAGCCCGCCGTTGTTGCGCAGCAGGCTCCCGAGCACCAGGCCCCCGATCAGGCCGCCACCCCCGAAGAGGCCGTCACCGCCGCCACCCGTCCCACGTTGCATCGCCATCGCCATCGCCAGGGGGTCGCTGTTGTGGATGTCGACAGTAGGGGTCATTTCATCAGCCATGATCGGCTCCTCGTAAAGCGGCAAGAGCACCGCCTGAGAAACTTATCACGCACCCCCGCGAATGAGGGGTTAGGGGAAACCCTATTCGCGTTGCGCTACGTCAAACCCGACGTGTTAAAGCGCCGATGGCGTCGTTTTTCGACTGGCTTCCTGCCGTGGTGCCGAACCAGTAGGACAGCACCATCATCGCAACGGCGTCCATGAGGCCGAGCACCC